GAATCTACAGTTAATGATTCAAGTGGTATAGTAACTATACCTTTAGTAGGTAATTCAATTATGGGGTTTATTACTTTAGCTCTATATGTTGTAAAAGCCATTAATGAAAATAAAGCTAATGTAGCTAACAATAAAATAACAATTGAATATTTTTTATTATTCATATTAAAAGTTTTTCAGAAAGTCACCTTTCATTGTTTTAGATTTTAACTGTTGAGCTTTTTCATCATTTTTAAGTAATTTATCTGTTAATCTCTCAACGTGTTTGCTTTTTTGTTTATCATAATCACGAGTGATTTTATGATGTTTTTTATTTAATGATTTTATTTTTTTCATATTCTGCTTACATATTGATTTGGGTCATCTTCATCTACACTATCTAAACCTAATTCTTTTAAGCGTTGTAGATGATAGTCATCTACTTCCCACTCTACATTTTCAGTAGTTTTATACTGTTCTTGTTTAGTTTCAATTTGTCTTTCATCTTGTTTGTTAAATATATCTCCAACCTGTAAAAAATAATGATTATAACATAATAATTCTATATTATCTAAACTGTAGTTATTGCTATTATTATCTTTAAAATGTAATAATAAAGGTGACTTATAATCTAATACACGTCTTTCCTTAAATTTACATACAGCACATTCGTCTAATAAATACCCCTGTTCTATAAGAGCATATTTTAGTTTTGCTGGTTCAAATGATGAGGCTGCTATTCTACCTTCAATTATTTCCATCATATGGGGCATTTTTTTAGGTCCATTTAAGAACTTAGGAATACCTTTACCAGCTTGGTTTTTATGGCCTTCAAACAGACCATACATTTTAGCATATTTTTTATAATGCTGATACGAAACGTGGAGGTATCTAGCTGCAGCCATATTAGATAATGTTTTACCTTGAGCTGCAACTACTTGCTCCTTACTTAAAAATTTCTTTTTATTTGCCATCGGCATCTTTAATTACCATAGGACCAACTAAATTTCTTTCTTCCTTATCCATATCTAACATTTCAGCTTTATTATTCTTTTCCATATTTTTGAATGCTTTCTCATTATGTTGATAAGATTCATACTGAGCATCATCCATTATGACGGTTTCAATCCAAGTGTGGTCACCTTCTCCCATCATAACAGGGATACCGTGTTTTTTACCTTCACCTTTACCGTTTTCAGAACACGTAACACAAAAATTATATCCATATTTAGTTAACCTTAATTCAGGCATTTGTTCTCCACAACATTTACAAGCAATCATTTTATATTTCATATTTGGTTTTTTAATAGTCTGTAGCATAAATATTAATTTAGTTTAAAATTTCATAGTCTAATATACTTATTGTATTTTTAGTCATTCCCTCACTTCTTAATTTTGGTGTGCCGTCTTCATTTTTAGCTGTTTTATAGTATTTCTTTGGATTGTAATCTGCCATCCATCTAAATGAATAATCTCCCCCCTGTTCTATAAGAGTAAATATATCTTTGTTCCAAAAATCATCATGAGGAATTCTAAATTCTCTCATATTAACTAAATCTAATATAATAAATACATGACATTTTTTAAATTTACCTATTAAACCCCCAACTTGAAAATACGACATATTAGTGTTTGAATTTTTTTGGCATATAGTAGAGGTTGTTTTAATCTCACATTTCTTACCATCTATTAAAACATCATAACCTGGGGTGTTTTGGTTTTTTGCTTCTAAGGTCATTCTTCCTCCATATAATTTTTGATATCTTCTTTCAGCCCATCTACCTCTAACATCCCCCATATTATAAATTGCCCTATTATCTTCAGTTACTTCAAGTGAACTTATAGATACTAGGAAAGCATTAATGTCAAAATTTGATTCAATTCTTGGGTTTGGATTAACTCTTTGTTCTTTAATTGTCATTTTTTTAAATTTGGTTAAATGTACGACCCCTCTTTGGAGTATACACGTTTTTGCGCGGTTATTTTAAACTTCTCGTTTATCTCCGTGTACTATCTTTACAGTTGGGAATCTTAAACTGATTCCACCTTTATCATTTTTAGTTTCTTCAAAATATTGTACTGTAATAATTTTACCTACAATTGAACCATCCATATATTGTAAACGTTAGTCCTGAGTCCAACCACTACCAACTTTTACTTTATGTCCTTTATGTTCAATCCATACTTGAGATAACATTTTAATTGTTTCTGATTTACCATCTCTAACTACTTCATGATCATCAATATCAAAATCAATTACTTTATATTCAGCATCATGAAATTTCTTTACTTTAAGTAAGTTTTTAGTACGTTTACCTTCATAACTAACATCTTTACGTACCATAAATCCTTCCCATTTATTATCAGTTGCTATTTGACCCCATTGATCAAAGTGTCTACCATCTGTTATTTGAAATTGATCTGTATAACGTAAAATATTATTTGTAATATATCTACCTGTTAAAAATCCTCTTAATGCACCTAACCTTTGACTTAAAATAGGACCACCTTTTTGATTATCAAAATTAGGCTTATGGATCATATCAAATATCATATAAGCTGGATTTTCAATTTGATGGTCTTTACGTCTTAATTGTTTCATTATGCCTTGAAAGTCTTCATCTCCATTTTCATCAATTAAACAAATTTCACCATCAAACACAGTATTAATAATACCTGTTGCTTCAATCGCTTCTTTTACTTTATTTAATGTAGTTAATTCTTTACCCATTCTAGAATAAAGTGTACATTCACCTTCGTAATTAACAACTGCTAAACATCTAATACCATCTAATTTTCTACTAGCATACCAAGCATCATTTACCCAATCACACTTATCATCATATTCTTTAGCTAATGCAACTGAAAATGTTGGTATTAATCCTGGTACTGCTTTATTAATAACCTTTGCTCCAGCTCTAATGCCTAAGTCTTTATCTATAATTTTATAAATAATTGGATCAAATTTATTAGCAGCAAAAGCATTTATACAACGTACAGCATCATGTCCTGTTATATCTCTATTAGTTAACTTATCTAATAATTCATATAAAGGAATATCTGATATTTCATTAATTAGATCACTTCTTTTCTTACAAGTTTTACTTGTAACATGATATTGTTTAAATGGGTTATAAGCATATTCTAATAACCTATGAACATCACTACTTGCATTCTTAATAATTTCTATTTTATCTGTGCTGCTACTTGTAGCTCGCATTGCATTTATAAACTCAGTATATTCTAACATATTATTTAGCTTTTTGATTATTAAATCTTTCCATTAATGCTTCAGTACTTTCACTTACAGCATCATGTTTTTTATGAAATCTTACATTTTCTAAATCATCACTCCAACCTAAAGTAAAACTAACTTCACTACCTGATTCAAATTTAACTTTAACTATCGGGAATGATTGGTAAGATTTTCTGTAGTAATCACTACCTCTAGTAACTTCAGCTTTAGGATATTGTTTTTGAAATTTAGCAATTACATTTTTTATTGCTATATCTTCAGCATTCATTCTATTTAATTTACTATTCTGTAATGAATTATATTCATTAAATTTAACTAATAATGAACTTGGCTTATAATATCTATACTGTGAAGTAACAGTAGTACACATTAATTTATCACCTTCTCTACTAACAGTAGAATTATAATTTTTCATTTTACCTTCATAAACAGTATTTGTTTTTAAATAAACATTACCACAAGAATTTAAATAGGTAACTTCATATTCATAATTAGTATTATTATACGAATAACCAAATTCTCTATCACAAGTAACTTCATGAACTTCAAAATTACTATCATAATCTTTACCTTGAACAAAACCTGCTTCATCCAACATTAACATAATTCTGTTAACATTTTCTTGGTTCTCAGCAGCATTTGTAGCTTGACGCTTTACCCAATTTTTAACTTCTTTTTCTTGATCTTGAGTTAATACTACTCCATGAAATAAATCTAATTGATTTTCTAAATTTGACATAACCTTTATTGTTTTTAATTATTATTCTTATTTACCCTGTAAATATACGACCCCTCCTCCGGGTAACCTAATTTTTTCGCGGGAATCTTAAAATAAAGCCCGCGGGGCTAAGTTGTTAAGCAGTAGATTGAAACCACATA